TACTTGTGGCTGTGGTTAATTCAGCATGTAATTCTAAAATAGCAGGACCAACAGTTGCTGCAGTTGTACCCATAGCAGCAGCAGTTATTGTACCTAGCTTAGTATTTACAGCAGCGATATTCGTTACATTAGTTGCAACACCGGCCGTTGAAGTTATATCAACTGCACGTTGAGCATTAAGGATAGCAATTAGAGTTGTCTCTGAACCAAGATATCCAGATAAACTTGAGCCAGCCAAACTAATACCTGCAGTACCAGCAATTACACCGATATCACTATGGTTTTTATTAACCGCTTCTCGCAATGTATCATAAGTACCACCAGCATCCCATAAAGCTTCAGTACCTATAATGGCATCTACCGCTTCTGTTCTTGTCTCATGATCTTGTAAGGCAGCAACAATGTTTGTTGCACCTGCCGCAGCTTCAGTTAAGTTGGTTAAGTCACCAACAGCAGTTCCTACCTCATTGGTCTTGACTCTCCATTCCTCAAATGTATTTGCTGTTGTTACGTTTACTATTGCCATATTATCTCTCTATTAATTGTTTTAACATATCTTTAATTTCAGATACATCTTGTTCTACTTTATTCAGCCTTTCTCTCTCCGCCAGCATCCTTGCTCTATTGGCCGTATGTTGTTGTCCCTCGTTGTTCATATTTATAACAGCTCCTGACTTTGTATCCCTTGCTAATCCCGAATGACCTTGTACTGGTAATAATGCCATTATACCCTCAACGCTATAGCACGAAGATCTTGACACATTGGAACAGTACTTGTGCTATTAGATCTCATTACAATCTTAATTGCAAATACAGTAAATGGTGCAACAGTAGCATTAAATGATGTCTCGTTATATGTTGTACCATCTGAGTATGCAACCTGACCATTGTTTCCATCAGGTGTCATTGCTACCCACGATCCAGTATCAAATGTTCCTGCCGTGTTATTAGTCTTATGATACACATCAACAAATGATCCGTTAGGTCTATTGATATCTAAATAAATCTTTATTCCATCTGAGCTATCGTTTAATTCAATAGTCTTTGTTACATATTTCGCTAAGTTAGATCCAGTAGATGCTAGAGTTTCAGCAACTACAGTACTGTTATCAATTCTATTACCAATAGTAATCAATGAACATCTTTCCATATCAATCACTGGCGATAAGTAATCATTAGTTGTAATAAATGCACCACCAAGTTCAACTGTATGAGTTGAACCAGATTTAATAACCTTAGGTGTTAATGGTGTATAATCTTCATTAGCAAGTATTGCCGCACTAGTTGATCCGATAGTTGTTCCATTACCTTGCTCAGTATCTTTAATTGTCCATGATTGAGCTGTGTTAGGTAATATAATATTTTGAATAACCGAACGTGTAGTATTCCAAGATAGATGTTGAGTTGCTTGACATGTAGTACCACCACCGTTACCAGCAGTAATTGCACTTGCGTGTCCACCAGGAGTACCAGCAGCAGTTGTAATAGTATAACTATCAATTGTAACAGCAGTAATCGTATGTGTAATATTTAATTCAGCTGCAGTATAACCATTCGTAGCAGCGAAGCCAGCAAACGTTACCGTATCAGCTGCAAACATACCATGATCTCTATGAGCAACAGTAAATACATTAGCCGCACCGGCAGTAGATACAACAGTTGTTAATGGATTAGCTTGTAGTTGTCTTGAAGGTGATACAGCATTACGAAGTATTGCATTCTTTGTGCTATTCTTCGTGAAGACCGCTCTCTTCAATACAAATGTTAAGTCTTTATTCTGATCAGCTGTCCATGTTGAAGCATTCTGTGACTTAAATAATACACCAGCATAAGGCTGTTGTGAAATTCTATTACCATCTTGATCTTCATCACCGATCTGAGCATAACGTACATTGTATTTATTTGAGTTAGACATAATAACAATTGCATATTCAATACCATCTTGTAAGTATACAGGTGATGGGAATGTAAATGTAGTTGCAACAGATGTACTAACAGCACTTGGATTAAGTACAACCTCAGAGAATGGAATAATCTCTTGAGTTGGGAATCCATTTGTCATTTTACGTATTGATACATCTACAGGTATCGCAGCATCTTTAGAAGTAAAGTAAAGATCTACTGAAGTAACAAATGCAGATTGATCAAGTAAGATAGATTGAGCTAATGGATCATGCCAATTTATTCTTTGTCTTCCCACTACTCTTGAATCTCCACGAGTCTCATCTACAGACAACCTTTGAATAACAGGAGTTCTTGTTGAAATAATAACATTCTCTCTTGTTTCAATTAAGCCCGAAGCATTATAATTTGCTGTAGCTGAAGTTGTTGTTACTTCATCATCATTACTAGATGATTGTGTTAGTTTAAATTCTTTTTGTCCTGTAGGGAAATTAAGTGAACTGTTATTTGGTATTAAGAATGTACCACTCACTGCACCATTAGCATCAGTTGTTAATGTAGTAGCTCCTGCTGGGTGAACAGCAACAGTATTCACACCAACTAAAGGTGTATATGTTGATGATGTGGTAGAAACAAAGTTAGCCACAGAAGTTCCATCAAAGAATGCAAATACTTGAGTCGCTGGCTTCATCTTTGTAGCAGAGAATGCAACTAGTCTTGTTCTCATGAATGGAATAAAGTTAACTTCTACTATACGATCACCTGTACTAAACCTAGATGTTTGTACTGTTATACTTTGTTGAATACCTCTACGGCTTGCATTACCTGTTTCTGTTTGAATATTCCAGTTACCTGATTGACTCCAATTAGTACTTCCAGTCCAGTTAGTTGACCATTCACCCCATACAGTACCTACCTGAGGCTGAAGGTTTGCCATCATCGCATCGAATTCACCATCGTTATTGATTACCACCTCTGGTCTTCTATCAATATCTCTCCACTCATCAGTAGAAGGAGTAAGTGCCATTGAACCAGTCCAGTTAAATACATCATAAGGGTTAACATTAATTTGCCCTGAGTATTGTGTTTGTGATATAATATTACTTGCCGTAGTGTTTGTAGTGTATGGCAATGTAACTAAGTCACCAGTTTTCTGTGTTGTAGATGATGCATGATAATCTAATGAAGCATTACCAGATGCAAATCCAGGTCGTAATATACGGTTCTTAATATCTACTGCAGCTCTATATTCAGCAGATGAAGAATTAGACATCCTTGTATTTGTAAATGCATCCACTAAGAAGCCTGACTTCCATCGTGGATCATTTGAACCATCTAAAATTTGTTTGTTTTGTGCTTCAGCTTCTAAGAATGATAGCACTGAATAGTATTCTATTTGACTTATTCTCTTATCAATACGACCGATATCACGCATTGTGTATCTACGATTATCAATAAAGTCTACAGTAACCTCATCAGGTGTTAATGTATATGCAGGAATAGTCATTGTATATAGATGCATTGAATCACTTGGAATTTCAGGTGGCTCTGGGTAACGTGCCGGAACACCAGCAGCAATACCGAATATACCAGCAGAATCTAAATAAACTTTATCTATTCTTGGTAAGTAGAACTGAATATCAGTTTCAAATTGTGAGAACCTTGTAGGAGGAACTGTTACAACAGCACCTGTTCCAGTAAAGTTACCACCAGAATCATCTTGACGAGGTCTAAAATCAACAGCAGATCTTAATTCTATACCACTAACTTTAGGAATCTTATCATAATCAATAATACCAGTGTATGAATCAACTGTAAAGAAGTCACCAGCACCATGTGTAAAGAACTTATATGTAACAGTAAGTGCTTTAGCCGCAGTATAGTTTGATGTAGTCTTTAATTTAACACGACCAACACCATAGAAATCATCTCTTTGACCATTATCTAAATCAAAGTGAGTAGTAACATCAGCACCGCCAGAAGTCTCAGTAACAGACACTAATTCATGTACGTCTGCTTTTGTAAGAGATTGACCTGTACCAGTAAAGTCTGTGCCTGCATTGAATGCAACCGCTGTATTTCCACTTAATGTTTTAGTCTTATGGTTTGCAGTTCTTATAAATGGTGCAATCAATCTTAAAGTGTTACCATTGCTTGCAGATAATCCAGTGATCGTCGCTGTTTTAGAAGCATTACTAATTGTAATGTTTCCTACTGTAGCAGCGGGGTTACCAGTAACGGCAGTACCGTCATCATCTACTAATATCCAATTTGTGTTATTTGCTTTTGTACCAAATACTTCACCAGCAACCGCAGTTGTAAATGATGCTGAACCACCCGATACAGCACCAGCCGCAGCAATAATTCTATTTGTTTCAAAGCGATAGTTAAAGTCAGGAGTACCACCACCAACCACACTATCACATGTTTTAATTCTGTCATATGGTAATTTAAATATTAAACTGTCTGGACCAATATTATATGCAGTGGCTGCACCACCATCTCCGATCGTTGCAGCAAAGTCAAAACTACTTTGAGCATCTAAAAATTTTGCTCCTGTCATTGTACCTGTAAAATCGAAGATATGAACTCTATATCTTGAATCAGCAGTACCACCATTACCACTTACACGTTCAACAGAACGAGCACGGCATGTACCAATTTGAGCGTTAGCACTATTCTCGATATCTATTAAACCGAATGTAGTAATATCTGGTAATCCGTCCATACTAGTCACTTCAATAAAATTGTTATGAGTGATCTCTGTTACTTTATCTGTAACCTTTTCTGTGTCTCTTGCTTTGTCAAAGTGTACGTTAGTAGTTGCAAGGGTTTGTATTTCATAACCTCTTACATAAGCTTTCGAAGGCTCAATACCAATAGTTAATTTAGTAGCAACAGATGCATGTGCTTTAACTAATGCTTTGAATGGGTTAACATAGTAGTTACCTGATTCGTCAAATGTTCTACGAGCTAACTCATCTGCTAAGTGATTATAATCTGCAGTTCTTGCATTCTTTGTAATGATACCACTCTCTAATCGAGCTATAAGAACAAAGTTACCGTTCGTAGCATTGACTGCTTGAGATGATAGTGTAGCTGTAATAGAATAACGATGAGCACCTGGAGCTGATTCGTTAGGTGTACCTGTAGCATTATCGTTTAATGATGTATCAGTGCCTGAACTAATAAGAGCTTCAGTAACCAATAGACCAATATCAAATGATGCATCCTTAGTATATTTAGTTAATACAATTGTTTTAGCTTTAGCAACAACGAAGTGTTTCTTAATATAATAGATACCATCTTCGAGTGCAACTATAGAACCAAAACCTGTAGCAGCAGATGCTTTAACTTCTGCTGATTTATTAGCACCATCTGTTATCGTTGCATTATCTGCAAAGACTGCACCTGATATGTACTTAACGAATAGAGTAATAGGATCAGAACTTTCAGCGAGTACTGCATGAACAACACGAGCTTTGTTAGTACCATCAGTAAACTCAGTACCAATTAATTCAGCAACAGTATCACAATAAGAGTTAACTGAATCTAATTTAATATAGTCAATTTTATTATGGAGATGAACTGCACCGGGTACAACAACTGAACCATCTTTAAATGTGTGGTCACCATGAGCTGACACTTGATTCTGTAATGTTGTTTGTAGCTGAGTTAATTCTCTTGCTTGTATAGCCTTACCGGGTCTAAATAATATCCTTTGATATTGTTCTTTAGGGCTGAGTGTGTTGCCCGATGCAACCGACTCAAAGTCGTCCCAATATGGTTCTACGTTAAATGAAATTGCCATGCTTCTATCCTATTTAAAATGCGATTACTAATCTTACTGTTTCTACTTGTCCTGATGCTCTTGTTGTAGCTGTTCTATTCTCTATGAACATTACATCACCCGAATTATGATTAATTAACGGTGCACCTACTGCTGTGATATCTTGTCCAGCGATTGATGTACCTGTTGTACGAACAAAATGAGTGGCAAGGAATGTACCGAAGCCAGTAGTTTCGTTTTGTATATAATATATAATACCGTTTGATGCATCATATTCAACAACCATACCTTTAGCACCAACCGTACCAGATGTATGACCTTCGATCAGTTGATCTGCTGTGAATGTAACGCCTGTTGCAACAGTTAAACTCTTACATGTATTGTATGCACTTGCTTCTGCAACTTGTGCAATAGTACCTGTACTTGAACCAGCTAATGTAACAGCAAGGGCTTTAAATATCTCTCCAGCAATTGGATTACCGGATGTTGAACCTACCGTAGCCCAATTGGCATCAGTAGTATTACCTATTGTTAAGATCTTATAGAAGTTACCTATCACCATTGAAGCCGATGCTGAAACCGTTGCTGATTCAGTAGCCTTTTCAATTGGATTTTTAACAACTGCTATTTGTCTAAAGTCATTACTATCAGGAATACTGCCTGATTCATCACCAGTAAATACTGTATTAATAGTTACATAGTGTGCGCGAAGATCATTTGTAGCATCTTTACCATATCCACCGGCTGGACCGATGACTGGTCTTACCGCACCGTTTGAACCTGTACCGCCTACTGCAATCGTAGCGTGAGTATATCCTGTACCTGGAGCTGTCATTGTAATACCTGTGATTGCACCACCAGAAACTATAGCTGTAGCCGTAGCACCTGTACCATCACCTGAGATTGTAAGGATAGCTTCGGTAGTACCGTTAGCATAACCAGTTCCTGCAGTTGTGATCTTCATATTATAGATTGCACCATCAATTGCGTTAGTCTGTACAGACCATTGATTAATCAATGCTGCGTCAGAACCAACTGCTGGAGCTTCTTTAATGCACCTTGTTGGTATAAATGATGTTGTTAAGAATTTAGTTACATCAGCCGTTGGGATTGTATACATGTATTTCCATATATAACCGTCTGATCCACTATGATTAATAACACCAGCTGTTTGAACACCTGTTGTGTCTGGGTTAGTGGTAGAAGCTCCTGCTCCTGCCTTTAAGCACATGTACACATTATTATTTGCTGAAATAACGTGATATACTTTGCTCTCTATGTTTGTATCTTGATCATCATATTCTATATATGTAGTACCTGAAACCCATAGGTTTCTTGGTGCACAATGAACAATGTCTCCAGCGTCAACTCTCTTCATGGCGAACATATTTTGCCATAGAGTGTGTGATGCGTAGTCATTTTCATATGGTGTGTCCGGGGCTGCATCACTAGGTGTCCATGCATTAGGCCTTCCCAGTGCCATGTAGAATTGATTATCACCAAGACTATCTACGAACTTATTCGTTGTATCCAGTCTGAATTTACTTGTGATTATTGCTGCCATTTTATTTCCTCTGTTTTAATGTTATGGAGTGTACTGGTATAGAGATGATCTATTGTTACTTGGATTAAAATCACCACCGCTCACTCCGAATTGTGTGCTTATATTGTTATTTATACTATCCTGAACTGTCCAATGAGCTAAATCTGAGTTCGGACCTAAATATCTGAACTTTATATTATCCCAATGGTTTTGCATACCTATAATGCCAAGCTCTGAACTGCCTCGTGCAAAATGAGTATACGATTTCTCTAATACGTGACTATTAAATGTTGTTGGTCCAACTTGGAATGCACCAATGTTGAACTGAATTAAACCAGCTGTAGGTAAGTTACCATACTGTGCTTGTGTATTCGATGATGTAAGTAGCTTCACTAGGATAGCTATCTCACCAAAGAACTTAAATCCTGCTGGGTGAATCAATCTTGTAAATGCATTCTTCCAATCAGCGATGTTCTTACCAGTTCTTAATACATATGAGAACTGCTGATAGTAATAAGAGTCTTGCATGAATTTTTTATCTGACAAGAATCCATCATTTGTAACAAAAATACCTTTAGGATATGTTCTTACAATGTCACCGTTTGCTAATGCACTTGTAAAATTTAATCTATATTTTGTAGTAGTATCTGAATATACTTCTTCAGTATAATCTGTACCTGGAACCTGATATGTGTCATTTACAAATACAACATCGTCATCTAAAAGTATAGCTTGTTGATCATTATTGTTTCCACTTACTACAGTAGGTGTACCACTAATTGTAATTGTATTTCCAGGTGTAAACTGTGTTCTATCAGCTTGAATAGCAACTGCCTGA